CTGTGAATGACGCACCCTATGACGAAAGCTCCCTCTCTATTTCGATTCTTCGCATGGTGCGAAGAAATCGGATAGAGCCACCCACCTCGGTCGAATTAACGTCCGAGGCCTCTGCGGAATTCCGGATTCCCACTTGGTAAATGGGTCCGGATCTTCAGTAAAAAACTGAAGCAAGGCAGAGTCGTCTTTGATCGGAACTCGCGTTTGCCGGCTGATAAGGCTAGCGACACGAATCTCGGTCCGCTGCAGTCCAGGATTATCACGGGTTTTAAAGCCGTGAAGATTCGGGCCTAGAACGGACTTAAGACCAAAGACACCCGATCTCATGGCTACCGTCGGAATATCCGACGGTAGGGTCGACGCTAGTCGACTTGCTGCCGAGAGCAGAAACTTCTTGTAGAAGTTATTCCGCGTCTCGACAGTACTAGCTAGAGATTCGGGCTTGCCGTCATTGAAAGTGCGCCAATACGCGGGCGTAACATTTACGCCGCGAAAAGCGTCCACCCCACAAGATTCTCGGAAATTTCCATTCCAAAAACTCTTCTGGGTATTGACCTTGAAATCGAGGATCTCAAGGGCATCAATGACAAGCTCCCGACAGTCGACGGGGACGATAATATCGTCCCCGAAGACGGCTACCTGACCTGTCAACCGTCTGATATTCCGCGGCGTAGGCCGTAAGTTGCGTTGCGTAAGCACCGCAGCTAAGGCCACACTTAGGAATATCAAACTCTCAACAGGAAAGGTGCAGGCGTTGCCCATAGTTGAGAATTTTCTCAACCGTATCACGGATGGCACCTTCTCGGTGATATCTTGTGATACATTCTGGGTACGAGATGCTCTAAGGCAGTCTAATAGTCTCGGATTTTTCCGAAACATCTGCCCCACAGCATGACAGGTGACACGATCGCTAGCCGCCGATAAATCGATGGTAGCAAGCGTGCCATCCCGGGACCCAACAGTGCAGAGACTCTGGTTAAGACTTTGATCGCGAAAGCGAACAAATTCATTAATCCAAGAGTTTCTACTTCTGTTGCAAAAGTAGTGCCAGATATTCTGCTGGCACCACTGATTCGCACTCGGTTCCGCGGCAATAAGCCGCGGCTTTGAGTAGGTCTTCGGTACACACACCATTCGAGAACAAAGCTCTCGCGAGCTAAGATCTCGGCAAGTATGTACTCTGTCTGCCCAACTGCTATAACTGTGGAAACCACAGTCGGCAATTGGGTACTCGGATTCCAGGGTATCTGACCAGTTAGTCCAACAGTACTTGTTGGCCGGTCCACGATACTCTGAAACAGCACCTGGGCCGTGTCTGAACCGCCATACACTCGGATCGTAAGACCCGAGCGTTGCGGTAACGAGACCTGACACGAAGTCAAGTTTCGCCAGGAGGATCGACAGTCGCCTTCGCTTATGCGAAGGCATAGACTCAACTCGTCCCTTGTAGAGGGGCGACCTTTGAAATCCTTCATAGGTCATCCTTCGTGCTGCCAAGGTTTCTTTTCTGGCGGCTGCTCCTTGCGAAGCAGTTCCAGAATCGAGCGACTCTTCTCGTCCTTGAGAAGCCTCGCTACCTCGGTCAGCAGGGCAAGTTTGTGGTCCACCGGAATCTTCTGAACTAAGTTCAGTAAAATCTCGGCAAGGCTCTCCAGCGTCGGATCGTAATCCTTCACCAGAAAGCCGTGGATCACAGTCATCAGTTTCCCAATAGCCTTCCGGCGTTGGGAGACTGCTGTCGATAGCGAAGAATTCAACGACTTCTTTTTCGTTGGCTTCATCGCTGCAAGCGAGTTTTCCTTTTTTGAACGCAAGCGTGAGCTGGCGGACAAAGAAGAGAGCTTCGACATTGCAATCCTCCTTCAGAGAACCCGAATCGTGAAAAACCAGTAGGTAGAGTCCCCGAAGAAACTTCGGAATCACTACCGTATTAGAGTACCTCTTAGATAGAGGTAACCCTGATAATTTGTACTGGCCGCAAGATAAGCACCTGTCAAAGTGCTTACCTATCGCAGGGAGATCTTCGAGAAAAACTCGAATTCCTCTATGCGCCACGATTCTCTGGAGACGGCAGAGATCTCTCTCAAATTCGTCTCGCAGGGTCGGGAATGCGTGGGAAGCATCCTTCAGGATGCCCTCCCACAAGTTCTGGAGTTCCCTAACATGGCATTTAGACATAGTCGGATCAACTCCGGCAAATGTCCCATGCTGTTAGGCTCCACCCAACCTCTCATGGCTAAGAGAGTAATTCAAGCCTACCGACTACAAGTCGGTAGCACCTCCCTAAGGGACGGTGTGCTCGAACTACGACTCCCAGCCATTCAGGCTCACGAGGAAGGCGTTCGTGCTGAGGATCATGAGATCCGCAACAGCGTCCGCCAACGCCGTGGCAGTGTCACCGGGCTTGGTTTCGATCACAAAGTAGAACTTTCGTTCGTACTGAGGAACGTCACCAGCCGCGAAGACGGTATGCACAACTTCAAAGTTGTGCCTATCCGCTTCATACGGACGCGATGCAGTCGCCGCCACTTTCGTGTGGCGAATGCGCGCGCGGTACTCGTCGAGGGTCGCTCGCAGAAGATACTCCGAAGAGTAATTCTGCTCGCTAATCTTGATGAGAACCTTGTCACCACCGGCCTGAGGAAGAGTGAGGGTGTTGCCCAACATGGAACTTCTCCTAACAGAACTGACATCCCAACGGCTCAAAGCCGCTGGGCGGCCAAGGCTGCTAGGATCGACCACTGCCCACTTGTTAAAATGGGCAGCTGAGGAACGGGGACGGGAATCACAGGAAAGCATACATATCTTTCCTTACGCAACATCCTAAGGTTGTATTGCTGGTTTCTAAGGCCAGTAATAGCAAACCCGTCGGATAGTGCTGTGTTATACACACAGTTCAGAGTTGCCTCTGAGGTCCGCATGTAGCACACATTCTGCCAGGTACAGCCGACTGAATTGTTAGTAGCGGCGATCAAATCGCCGGTGTTCGCAAACCAGTCTGCTAGCCAGGACCAGGGAGTTAACTCCCAAGCCGCAGCCAACGCTTCATGACTGGTCAAGCCCAACGTTAGATTCACCGCCTTCTCGCGAAGGGGGCCGAATCCTAATTGAGGCAAGACCGATTCCGGTAGCAGTTTCCACTGCGCGGAGCCCCATGCCTTATAGGCATAACGGGCCTGAAACGTCCCGCGGACCGCACATCCCTCAGAATGAACATGTAAGTTCACCTGGGGGGAAGCGAGGTCCACAGAAGAACCTAGCTGAACCCGTCGCCGAAGTGTTGCACCAGCGCGAAGTCTCATCAACATTATCGTACGGTCATCGACCGCTTTGACAAAGTTGAAAAGCTTGCGCAGGTCGCTGATCATTGGTTTAACGGCCCATCTCCAAGAGAGATAGCCGTTAGCGACATTCTTTAACAGATTGTCGCCGTAACCTTTGACCAGTCCCGGAAGGTCCTTCAACTCGCCAACGAACGTCGGAAGACTCACATGAGGCTTCGACGGATTCGTCTTGGCGAGTATTTCCCAAGCTTTAGCATTTCTGTCCAGCCCGGTAAGGGCTGGATAAAATGTTCTTGGGTCTGGTACTGCTGGTTGGTAACCTACTGGACAATCAGTCCACGTTCGGTTATTTCCAAAGCAGTTCAGAGTCGGATAGAATGAAAACGACTCCATAAGGGAGAAGTCCTGCGGAGCAGGATATCCTCCAATGACGTCGTCACAAACTCTCCGAAATCCCTCTAGTGCTTGTCGATAAAAGGTCGTAGGCCCGATAGGCGACACATATGTGCCGATTTTCAGGTACCTAAGATCCTGTTCTCGATGGCGCACCATTGGAATTGACCTCCATGCAAACACTCCTCAAGGGAAACTAAAAGTTACCCCGAGACCTCTTTTGAGGGAGATCACGGTGAGGGCGGCCAACAAGGCCGCCC